TTGAAGTGGAATCCTCAACAAAGTTCGCTACAAAATAATCAGTCAACTCTTCATCCGAAAAACGACGCTCAATCTTGCGAAAGAATAAAACATCCTTCCTCTTTTCGAAGGAGCTGGCAGCGGATCTTGATTTGCCACCATATTTGAAATAATCATAATCAGATGTAAAGTGTAGTTTGATAGCGAGATACTTCTGATAGGCTCTTAAACCTTCCATCTATACAGGCAACCTTGCACCCTTCTTCTTTAACATATTCAAATTCGTTGCTTCGTTGCGAAGAATTTTCTTCGTTTTCATATTGAGCATCTTAGGAACGCTCTCAATTTCTAAACCTGTTCTTTCGCAAATATCAACGATCGCATCAAGATAACTGACATTGTCATTGGCAACTTTTTCTTCGAGCAATTCTCTAAACTTCGCAGAAGTCATAATATCAAGTTCCTTCGCAATATCCATTTCTATGCTGTGCCTCCTACGTTCTGACGTTGTATATCTTCGCTGAGGAGTTCTGGATAATAGATCTCGAAAGCAACACAATCTTGCGTGCAAACAAAGTAATGATATTCGTTTGGTCTTACTGTTGTGAACTGTCCTGGTCCTAAGACTGTGACGTCCGTCAACTCGTAATCGTTCTTTATGACGTGAATTTCTAATTCGCCTGTCTCGACATAAAAACCATTCCATTTGTAGGAGTGCTTGTGCGTCGAGCAGCGATATCCAGTTTGAACCGAGATTCGGTGGAACTCTACTACTGGGTTTTGTATTATCGCTTCTGTTTGACCCCATACTTTTCCTGCCTTCACGACCATCGTAAACTCCTTTCGTATTTATCAAATTTTATATCATAAAGTATCATTTGTAAAGGGACTTCCATTCTTCGTATGACTTTGGTATTTCGACCGAGCGATCAACACCGTCTATACCTGCCCACTCTAGAAGAGGCATCTTTCCTTTCATTCGAAGATATGTGTGGCGATACTTTCTTTCCATCTGTTTACACACAAACTCGATATATTCTTGCCAATCATCCACTGAACATTCTCCATTGATCTGGCGAAAAGTTGCCATGAGTTTTTTGTTGTTTGTAGGATTCGGAAAATGTAAGAATGATATCACCAACAATCGAAACTCTGTGGCTCATGAAATCATGCGGCGACTGTATCCATTCATAATCTTCGGCTTTCCAATTTTTATTATCGCTAACACCATGTGAAAGTTTGCCAGGAAATATAAACATCTGCCCTTCAACCGGAACAAATCCCCAACTCGACGAGTTTCCTATATTCCATTCGGTTGCACAAAATGTTTCAGGAAATCCACTCCCGAAATCTATTTTGCGGTCATCATAAAATCGTAACTCGTCTTCCTTACCTTTTGGAATGTTACAATAATACACGAACGATGCGTCAGAGTCTGCATGATGATGAGGTGGGCAACCTGTATTCATCACATTGAAATAACTTTTTGTGATATACACATTGACGTTATTTGGATCAACCCGATACTCTTTTATGCATTCGCGAACACATTGAGAAACATAAAAATAAAACTCAACCAACTTTTGATTATGGTGTAGGAACGCATTGGTTATCTCGTTTGCTGTTCCATCAACAACAGAGTCCATACAATCTTCACGGACAATCTGCCTCACCATTTCATTCTTATTGTAATGAAACTCGTGAACAAGTGTTGGGAAGAGTTTATGGGTTATCATGATACCACTCTTCATATAAACTATGATCCACATCCACAATACATTTGAACACTATAACCGTTCTCAGTCTTGTGCATTTTTTCGACAGCGGCATTGCTTTATGCAGAGTTTTTGCAGGAAACGCAAGCATCCTATTGAAACGATAACGACAATATCTTAAACAGTCACCATTTTCTGTGAATAACCCTGTACCACCCTCCCACTCAGGATCCCAATCTTGAGCAGGATAATATATTGCAGTCACGTGACCATCATCTGTGTGTATTCCACCATCTACACCATATGTATGTGCATTAGCGTATGCACGAATTGGGAGGAAAGATTGCCTGTAAACTTCTTTCAGCTTTTCATTTACATTATCCCATAAAACTTTTATGTTAGGCGAATCCCGCATCACATCTTCTAATATTTCTGGCATATGGCTTTCATCTTGCCAGATAGAACGATGCCAATGCCACTGATCAGGATCTATCTTGATGCTCGAATGCCAGCCAGTTTTCCATTCTTTGTTTTCATGAAACTCGTTAGAAAGATTAACAGCTTCATCATGTGCCAAAACGCCATCATGAAAAAACATAACTTGATCAAACATTTTGCGAAACCTTATTCGCTTCCATTATAGCATAAAGATCAGAAGCATCTTCATCACCCCAATCAAAATTATTTCTGTCCAATTCACAAAACTTCCAAGCGAGACGTTCGGCTCGTTCACCAATTAATTTTCTGATAGAGTTTCTATCGCTAGTTGTTTCATGTCTAAAATACTTAGTTCCATAAATGCTATGAAATAAACCAGCAAAACAAACATCTTCATCTTCCTCCTGTAAAGCAAGCTCCTCATATGTTTTAAGCAGGTGGTGAAGTAATGTTCCGGTTCCGTGAGGTATTTCATCCGCACCAATATCTCTAAGATGTTCTAGGCAAGTTTTCAGGTTCATCTTCGAGTTCTATAGAATATATGTTGATCAATCTTAACAATTTTATGATATTTCTTTGCCCAGTCTGGCGAAACATAGTCTGCATGATAATGCGTCGCGCCATCGGTGAAGTCAAATACAACACCCTGCGCAACTGCAGATGCAATCATGTATGCAGTTTTCCAAAGATCCTCGTTCAACACTTTATCGGATTTGCCATCGCAATACCAACTAAACTGGCATCTATGTTTGACTGGGAAATAAATTCGATCAGATGAAGGAATGTCCTTCCGCTTTCGAGTTTTCCAAGACTCACGCATAGGACCCTCGTACACAACATCGCAATATGTATTTGGGAAACGAATATCTTTCTTACGATTATCTGTAACCAAAGCAACTGCCAACTGACCAGCTATCGACTCACCACGTGCTTCATGGTAAATATTAGTTGCGAGGCATTCGACTTCTTTTTCTGAAATTAGTCGAGTGACATTAACATCAGATTTGGAGATGTGCGAGTAGGCAATCGCGCTACAAACAACAACGGTTCCGAAGAGCATTCTTTTTATCATATAATGATTATATCAGATTATGACAAAAATGTAAATGGAGTTTGAGCAGTTTTTTTCCATGCTCAGGGAAAATAATTAAAACATCTTGATTGATGTTTTAATACCAATGATTTGATCAGTCGTATCGAAATCTTTATCGGTGTTATACTTACCATAAGGGGAAATCGTAACACGGTCTGTCACTGCAATATCATATTGCGCACCAAATTCCACATCATTAATCTCGCTCTTGTCCCAGTCATACGTTGGGGCGAGGCTGAGCGTAAGACCCTCCACAGAATATGCAACACCAAATTCTGAGGTTGTGGTTTCCTTTTCGATGCTATGCTCTGTTTCAGTGTTAAAAGACAGGCTTCCAGGAATAATTTTGATTGGTGCATCTGCAGCATACGCACTACCAGATACAAGAATAGCAGCGAGTGCTGCCGCAACAATTGTTTTCATAACTGACCTCTTTTGTTGTTATATAAAATGAGGAGCTAACCGTTGGCTCCCCGCGTGCGTATTACGGCGCAACCCGAACTGAATCAAGGTCAGGACCGAAGCCCTGACCGATTTGTGCTTAGTCTTTTTTCGATACAAAGGAATACATTTCCTTTGCTTTTTCCATAAGCTCGTCAATAGAATACATCTTATAGAAGTCTTTAACTTCATCAATAGTTTTCTTATTGAGTTCGAGTGCTTTGTTAGCGAATTCGACATTCATATGGTACTGTTGGTCCATATAATCTTTTGCCATCGCTAGCATATCTGAACGGATTTCGAATGGATTTTTATTAGCTGCCATATTGGTCTCCTATGTGTGTTGTGTGATTATTATGAGGGCAACCATTGGCAGCCCTCACATTTATTTATAAGACTCTTACGTCTCCATTAGCTAATCGTGGTGGGTTATTCTGTTTCTAGGAAACCCACCGAAACCCAAAGCAATTATGCCGCTAGAGCATAATCCTCAAGTGCAAAGTTATCGTTTGCATTTACTTTATAGTCGCTCGACCAGCGAGTTATCTCCTCGGAAATTTTATCACGCACGTCGATCCTAGTTCGCCCCCATAGTCGAGACTTCGTTAAAGGATTTGGTGGAGGCGTCGGGAATTGCACCCGAGTCCGTTTCGCTTATTCTTTTCCAACTCAACGATAACAAACTAATTATAATTCAAGAACTTTCATATGTAAAGGGACTTAGAACTCAGATTTGATAATGCTCCAGATTCCCCATGCGAGAGCTGCGTATAAGCAGACCTCAATCAGCGGCATTCCTGCGAAAAGTACAAGTGCAGCACCAGCGGCGACAATCGCACCCTGGTGTGAAGATCCTTCAGAAATCCGATCTTTAATCCAATTAAACATATGATTCTCCTATAATGGTTGACCCTTACCACTCTTTACATTATCACTGCTTTCTTCCGGCATTACGTTGTATTTAATTTTGCCGGACGAAATTATACAACCCACTCCAGATGGGTATGCTAAAACAAGTGTAATTGTTTGGGTTTCTCTGTTGAAGTAAACGATGCCCTTTCTTACGGTTTCGTCTTCATCCCAAAGTATTCCGGGAACTTCTTGATATTTGTTATTTAGTTGTTCATGTATTGCAACAAGAGGACCACATAATGCTTGCTGCTCTAATAGACCAACATTAGGCGGCAACTCCTGAGGAGCCATTAATTGTGCCAGTGTTAGAAGTGTTTTCATTGATTATCTCTAGCAGTTTTTGTGTGTATTGGTTTCTATTTTTCATGAAGACCTGAGGCATATCGTAATCGTCAACAGCAACCAACACAACAATACCAGTTGTCTTGATGCCAGTTAGTTCCTCAAACATTATCGAATACGCGGTACACTGCAAAAAGTAATCTTCTATCCAATCCTCTTTCTTAAGTTTTCTAGACGTCTTGAAATCTATAATAGCGTTTCTGCCAGACCACTGTCCGACCAAATCACAACGTCCTGCTAGTTTTAAGTGATGAGAATATAATCCAATTTCTACTCCACGAACAACTTCTAGATTCTCATCAATAACTTTTTGCAGACTTTTGAATGATAAAAGAGACGTTGGCATTTCTTTCTTATCTGGTTCTTGCCCATGAATGATATAGTTTTCCATCAGGGTGTGAACTGCAGTGCCACGTCTTGATGCTTGGGTTGATATTCTATTTGCCTGTTCTTCTCCTACTCGTTTTCTCCATGCAAGGAGACTTTGAATTTTTTCCGGTCGTCGACCCAATACTGTTGTGACTGAGGGATAACGGCGACCGTCCGGAGTTTCATAAACTCTACCAGATTCTGTAGTGGTGGCTTTTATATCTTCAATTTCAACTAACTCATTACGAAACATACTCTACACTATACCTTCCTCTAACTTCGCTAGGATATACTCCTTCACGAGATCAGATCTAACAATGTCATCCTCTGTAAATTCGATCTTTTCAAAACTCTTCATGCGTGAAACTACCGACATGAAACTATTTAGCCCCGAACGCTCATCTGCTCTCCATAAATCTGACTGCCTAAAATCACCACAGAATATTACACGGGAACCCTCACCCATGCGTGTGATGACAGAATCAAGTTCATGGAAAGTCATATTTTGGCATTCATCAACAATAATTGTATTATTCTTGAATGTTAAACCTCGAAGGAATGACGTTGTAGAAAACTCAACATATCCGCGATTCTTAAGATGCTTGTATGCTTCGTGTTTATTTGAAACGACTTCATTACAGATTGCTTCATATGGTGCTTCATAGACAGCAGACTTTTCTTCTAGTTTCCCAGGGAGGAATCCTATGTCGCGAGTAGGAACGACACTTCGGACTATGGTGACAGGTCTTGGTTCACGACCTTCTATGACTGCCTCGAGTGCGAGGTATAATGAGATGAAAGTTTTTCCAGTGCCAGCGACACCGTGTAGTATGAGGTTCTTGCCCTCGTTATATGCCTTGAAAGTTTTTTGCTGCCCTTTCGTTAGTGGGTAAATGTTCACGAGCTTAACAGCCTCTGAACTTTGTTTTGCTTTCGTACTTTTTTGTTGCTTTCTAAGTAGTTTCTTTTCACGACGAGAAAGATTATTGAGGTAATCGGTTGGAAAAGAATTATCGAAAAAATCAGCAACAGCAGCTTCGGACATATAGTACTCCAATGTTATGGGAGCTCATCTCATGCTATTGTATCACCACGTATTGATATTGCTCCTCGGGTTTCGTTTCTTAATATTTCTTAGCACATCACGAAATCCCTGGTCAGGCTTCATCCGTGCAGATGCAACTCCAGACACGATGGCTGGTGATGACGGTGCACGTTCCTTGTTGGGGTTGTCTTCTAGGTATTTATCCATCTCCGAAATGCTCATAAACATTTCTTCGACTTTATCCGTTTTCTTATCACGAACAAGATATGTCGGCATAGTTTACCTTCTCACTGTACCAGGACGGAACTGCTCGATTTGTCCAACGAGCAAAGCCATTCTTATGATTTATATAGTAATTCCGATATGCTTCCACAGCGTCTGAACACTTAGAATCATCAGGCATTGCTTGAGGAAATGGTGTCATAGGACGAAAAGGAATGTGTTCTGGAAGTTTCTTTAAGTATGGTGCCATCGTCATACACTTGTGTACTTTGCGATAGCGGTGCGTGTATTCTTTGTTGAGCGCGATGAACAGTTTGTACAACCAGTCATAGTTGTCAGAAGATTCACGACACCATACAGAACAAGGGTGATTGATATGAGTCCCGTGGTAAAGGTTCACTTCACGTTCGCCTGTCAATCTCCAACGCTTGGCTTTTCTTCCCGATCTACTTTCACCAAGATACTCTGTACCATCTACTATACGATGGGCTGTAGAAAGTAGCTGAGCAGTTTCTAGAATCATCTTTACGACATGTTTGTCACAATGCATCTCGGCTGCAGTTTTCGGATCATAATCTAACACGAAGACGTTCACATTCATTCTCCACTTTTTGATATAAACTTTCGAGGGTTTCATGATTATCAAGATAAACATCAAACTCGTTCCGCACCCAAGCATATTCGCTAGTGTGTACTTCGGGGTGTTTTATGCTCATGGTTTCTGGAGCATAGTATGCATCCTGATACCAAATTGGCAAGTCACGCCTCACCATCCAAAGTTCACCTGCATTACGATAGATCATCTTGACCTCGTTAGGAAACCGAACATCACTGATAACAACATTCTTGTATTTCTGAATGCGCTTCTCAGCAGCAATAACCCAAACGTCTTTATGAAAGTTATCACGCATCACGTCTGTACCAATATATTGTAACGCGAAACGAGGAGTAAAGCAAGGGAGTTCTAGACGCTCTGCCCAAAATTCATCGACCTGCTCTCGTTGAATACGAGACTCCTCCGTCTTACCCTCAAGCATTTCACGGTCCCACCCAAACAGGGAAGCGCATGCATCTTTTAAAACCGCAGCGAAACTAACAGGAACGAAATTATGTTTTTCTACAAGATACTCAGCAACTGTATTTTTACCACTACCAATAAAACCACAAACTCCTACAATCATTGTTCCTCCAAATTATAATTCGCCGATATTGATATTCTAGGATGATCGCTTTTATTTTGAGAAACCATATGTTCTAAGTGTGATCTGAATATTAACAAGTCGTGTTTGGCAGGAATATGCGTCCAGTTCGTAAAATTTGCTTCCACATAGTTGCTTGATCTCAAATCTTGCATACGTTTTTCAGCGGTGTCTCTAAAAATTATATTGCCTGTGTTTTCCCCAACTTGCACATAATACACTAAGGAAAAGTCAGTTCGTTCGTGAAGATGAAATTCTTGATATTCACCAGGCATTGCTAAGTTTATCCAAGAATGTCTTTCAGATACTTTTGGATTGTTATATCCATAGAACTTGCTGCAAACGAATTTTAAA